ACAGGTCGACGTGCATCAATGTATGCCTGCACCTCGGCAACTTTTGCCAGCGTGGGGATAATGTCCTCATCATCGTCGCAGACGAACAGCACCGTCACCGTGCCCGGCCCCAGTTGCAGGGGGTACACCCAGGCCCTGGTCACACCGGAAACTTCCAGCGCCCATAATTCGTAGTCCGAAGCTGACCCGCCGTGTGGGGGTTTCTGAATTCGAGCAAGCAGCCTGGCCAGCAGTCGCGGATCCGACTCGACATCCGCACCACCTTCAAACTTGGTGGAAGTCGTCGCTGTCGATTGGACGCCTGCGATTGGCATCAGCAGGAACACCGGCAGGCCCGCATCAAAGTTGCCCGATTCACCGGAATCCACTGCCTGAGCCGGAACAACCAAGGGACCGCCGGAAAAAACAGCGTCACCCAGTACCTTGTACTGGACCCCGTCCTGGCGCTGCACAATCGTCCCGTCAAGGATCGTCGCGCCAGCTGCCCCTGAAAAGGCAACGCCGCCGACAGCAAAGGCCGCAGTCTTGCGGGGTACTTTCCAAATGGCGGCCCAGCGGTCCAGGTACTCCGCCTCGGCGGTGTCGATGATTGATTGCCTGGCCGCCCATTCCAGGTACCCATACAGCATGTGAACCGCGCCAGCAGACGACTGGCCAAGGATTCCAAGCAGAGAGCGGCGCAGCGTGGCGCTGCCGACGCCAGTCACGCGGCTGCTGATGTCGGTGATTATCCGGTCGATCAGCTCGGTCAATGTAGGTCGAGCAAATGGCATCAGGTAGCCCTCTTCGCGGCTTGCGCCGCCCATTCATAATTGAAGCGATAGCGCACCGGTGACCCGGACGGCCGATAGATGTCGACGAGGATCAGCATCCACCCCTGGGCAACAAACTCGGCTATTACCTGGATTCGGGTGGCAACCAAGTCCTCAAGCATCCAGGCCAACGCATCCCGGCAGTACTGCTGGGCTCGACCAAGGATTGCAGGAAGCTGTTTTTCTCGGGCGAGAAGCCACAAGAGCGATCCGGTTTGATCTGACGGCACGGCGCTACTGATGTCGCCCCAGTAACCACGCAGGTCGTTCTGCGAAAGCTCCACAGGGATCTGCTCAGCAACTGCCCTACGATCGGTGAACAGGCTGATGATCACGGCGGTCTCAAGCCCATCGTCGCGCGCCAGGTCGAAGCCCGCCAGCACAAGATCGCCGCCGTTCTCGGTCATTACCATTGCTGCATCGGTCATCAGGCAGGCTCCTCTGTATTCGCGCCGCCGACGAGGACCTCGCCGTGCACATGGGTACTGCCAATGTTTTTGCCGTTGTGTTTGAGGCTTGCACCGTTGATCTCAAAGTCATCGATGTTGAATTCACCAGCGGGCGCGTCTATTTGAATTTTCTGTACTGCGGTGACCTTCACCATGTCGCGCAGCAGCTCCACCTTGTTACCGAGATCGTCATAGATGGCGACCTCACCAGGCTGCAGAGCAATCCGGTACCGACGGTCGTCGATCACCAGGACAATGCCCTGATCCCGGCTACCGGCGAGAAAGGCCACGGCCGCGTCCCCTCCTTTCGGGTGGCTGGTGAAGCCGTAGTTCTGCATGTGCTCTACGTCGTCGCGCAACTCACCCTTGAGCAGTTCGACCTGCACCCGCTGCCGTGGGCCGCTATCGTCCACACCGCGAACCACTCCGCGGCCGAACATCATCATTATTCGATTGCCCAGTTCCCGGAGCGCGTCACTCATTTCGGTGGCTCCTCTTCGCCAATGGCTTCCGCCCATATGTTGCGCTTGGCAACCTTGCCCTTCTTGGCCGCCTTTCCGTCAGGTGGTTCTGGAGCAAAAGTTTGCGGGCTGACGATGTCCAGCTTCGTCGTGGTCCCACCCTCACCACGCTCGTACGTGGCTTGCCGAATGATCATTTCCCCATCCATGCGAAGCCAGGACGATCGCACGCTCACCAAAAGCCCTGGCTCCCACAGTGGCCCGCCCGGCCGTTGGCGCCAGCCTTGTACGGTGATGCTGGCCCCCGCCGACTTTCCAATGCGGCTGTTGGCCTCCCAGGTAGCGCGCTCCTTGAGCCCGCCAGCGGTACCGCCGGTTTCGGCAACCAACAGCATTGGTCGATAGCGCTTGATCCCGCTGTCGGTTACTGCTCCCTCGATGTGCGCTTCAGTTTCACCATCACTGTCCGGGCTATATCCGGCTTGCCCCTTAACCAGGTAGTTGCTGAATCGCTGGCTGTGGTCGATCGTGCCGCTGGCACTCTTGATGTTTTCGCCCTGAACCAATGCCACTTGCGCGCGGCGAGCACCCGCTCTCGTGATCAGTAACCCACCTGCACCATTGGGCATCAGCAGCACGCGGCGCTGCCGGGCATATCGCTCGATCGCTTTGAATGCGGTCTCGCCTTGCTGCAGCTTGCACACCGCAAACGGTGCTCCCACATCAACATCCGCCACTACCGTCACGCCGAACGGCTTGGCCAGAGCCTGGGCAAACCTGAGCAGGTCAATATTTTTCCACTCATCAGGTGAGTGAACTGCACTGCAATCGATCAGGTCCCCGACCTTGTCGCGGCCCTGCACATTGATGCTGTGATCATCGGCACTGAATGAAGGTCGGAAGATGTCGATGTATCCGATAACCATCGGCACACCACCGAGACGTACCTCGCACGCATCGCCCGGCAAGATCGGCCAGGGCTCGACCTGAGCGGGGAGGCTATTACCGCCCTCCCACCGCTCGGTAAGCGTGACAGTAAAAGCGGTCGCTGCCGCATCCATAGCGCGAGTGACGCCAATCGATTCCCAGCCTGCGTAGTTCACGCCATTCACCAGCAGCTCAAGATCATCCATCTGCCAATACCTCGAGCTGTTTTCCGCCAATCAGAAAGCCTGGGTGACGCGGACTGTTGCGTTTGGCAATTTCATCGGCACGCCCGGCATCGCCATACAACTGATACGCGACCAAAAGCGACGGCAAGGTCGCCGGCGGGACGTACTGGACAAGACGTGGGAGGTCCTGCTCCTGGCTTGGAACAGCCTGAACCACACTGGTTCGAAGATCAGCAATCACCCTGTAGACCGAATCGCTCGTGGAGGTTTCGCTCTCTGCATCCAGGCGATCAACCAGCGCTTCCCGAACAACGATGGCTTCCTGATAGCTGTCGTATACGGTTGGTGTTGTCGATACGAGCGCGCTTCCACCGACCGCCCCTGTAGATCCCGAAGAACTGAAACTGGTTGAAATCACGGGAGTCTGCGTTACCACGGCGGCCTTCGCGGCCTCCGCAATCGCGACTTGGCGCACCAACGAATTCAACGACAAGAAATTCGAAGCCTGTTGCTTTCGACTCGCAGTCGCAGTGCTGCTGGAATAGCTGGATGGCGATCGATCAAACAAGCTGGTCAACACGCCGAAGGCATTCCCACCAAAGGCCGAGCGAATCGACCCGATAACGCTGACTATTCGACTGACCATCTGCGCGGGTTGCTGCACCAGGCTGTAAGCGTCGGCAGCAATCCCCCGGGCCTGCAGGTAAAAGTCCGACGCGGCTTGAAGGTCCCCCGTCAGGTTGAATCCTGGTGAGCTCAAAAACTCGCCGAGTTCCGCGAGGTTGCTCGCCGCAGCTTCAGCAACAAATGCAGGGAATCCCTTGGTCAGGAAGTTGGAAATAAAGCTTCCCTCTGCTGCTTCGGTGACCGCATTCCCCTTTGCACTGATTGCATTGATGGTGTCGAGTTTGGCTGAGGGATAGGAAGCCTCGCCCGCCTCGATGAAGGTCAGCGTCACCATGCACATGCCGCCGGCGCTGCTGCTTTCGTTGAGACCGAGGCCTCGACAAACCACAGTCAGCTCGCCGCGATACGGGTGAACCAGCACGCCTGGGCCTGCTTGCTCACAGGCCTTGATCAGCTCATCGCGCTGGGTTTGATACTCCTCGCCGATCACATACCCAGATACCGAGAATTCCCGCGCCTTGCGGCCGAGATCCTCGGTGTAGGGGACATCGCGTTGCGCATGTTCGTGCACCGCTTGGCGGCGACCATGACTGCTTTCAGCGGACTCCACATAAAAGGAAACGCCGCGAAAGCTCGCGGCGCGGTAGTTGTCTCTCCAGCCCATGAGGAGCTCCGGTTATGTCGGCGAAGCCATAGAGAAGCCAAGGTTCGTGTCGAACTGCGCACCTGGACTCCCTTCGGTTTTCACCTTGGTACCTTGGGGAATGTTGCTGAAGTCGACGCTTACCAAGACTTTCTGAGGATCTACGGGTGCAGCCCTTGCCGCCTCGCCACCAATTCGCGCGGCGCGGCGGCCGATATCGCTGGCAGCAGACGCGAGCGGCGGAACCTCGAGTTCGAATGATGGCGGGTTGCGTGGGGCCCGGCTCGTACTCTCTTGTTCGGACTCAGGCAGCATTTTCGACGATCCGGAGCCACCGCCATCGGCCGAGACTTGGGTCGGGTCCGCAGCCGTATCCGAAGCCGAGATCTCGATGCCGAGCATTTTCGCCGCCCAATCCGGAAGCGCTGCCTTCATGGAGCTAACGGCCTCCTTCATCTTGGTGCTCAAAATCGCACCCAGATCCCAGCCGGTCAGGTATTTCACCAGACCATTAAAAGCATCCAGCATCAGCGTGACCGGGTTGAACTCGAGCCAGGTTTTCACCAGGCCATTCACAATACCGTCCGTGAAGGCGGCCTTGACGGCGTCCCACTTGTCTGTGAACCAGGTACCGATCTCGTCCCAACTGTCGTAGATGATGTAGACCGCTGCAGCAATCGCGGCGATGGCCGCCAGGAACCAGCCCACTGGCGTCGTTGCGATGGCAACGCCCACCCCCTTGAAGGCCAGAGCGAGATTGAAAAGGCTCACTACAAGACCCGTACCGATATACGCGCCCACCGCGGCGAGCACGACATTGGCGCCGCCGAATGTGTCGGACAACCAGCCGACGGCCTGTATCACGGGTTGAATCCCGTTATATAGGTCTCCCAGGAACCCGGTTACTTTCTCGATGTTGCCGGGGAGGTTTTTGGCGAAACTCGTTGCAAAGGCTTCGATCTGAGGCCTGAACTTGACGATGGTCTCGGTCAGTAAGGTGGACATCCTGCTCAGTTCCGGCACCAGGGCCGCACCGATAATATTGCCTACGCCGCCAAGAGCAGACTTGAGCGTATCCAGGATGTCGCCAAAGGCCTCGCCTTCGCGCACAGCATCATCAGAAATAACGACGCCCAAGCGCCTGGCCTCATCAGCCATCTCTTGAATGCCGGCCTTGCCACCCTTGAGCAGCGGCAGGAGTTCCGTCGCGCTCTTGCCGAAGATCTTTACTGCGGCCTGGGCCTGGAGCGACGGGTTCTTAATTTTCGAGATGCGATCGACGAACGTGTCGAACAGCGCATCCGTGGTTTTCAGCTTGCCGCCCGCGTCCCGAATATTGATCCCCAGGCCAGCGAACATTTCCTTGAGCTCTTTCGAACCCTTGGTTGCGGCGCCAACGTTGAGGTTCATCTTTTGCAGCGCACCCGCCAGAACTTCGGATGAAGATCCGGTGAGCTTGGCGGCAAAGCCCAGTTCCTGAAACCGCTCACGACTGATGCCGGTACGCTCGGCAGTGTCTCCAATCGCACCTGTCGCATCGGCGTATCCGTTGATAAACACGCCGATCGCCGCACTGGTTATCCCCAATGCAGCCCCCAACCCCAGCAACTTGTCGCGACTTTCACCGACCGCACTGCCGACGCCGCCAATGGCACCGCCAACGTTCTTGAGACTTTGCGTGAAGATCGGCAGCCCAGCCCGATCAAATGCTTTGCCGATACCCGCGCTGGCCGATTGAACCTTGCTCATGATGCCGCGCAGTGGAGCAGTTACACGGTCAATGGCCTTGATGATGACGTTTAGGTTGTATCCTTTTTCTGCCATGACACCCACTCCTCTGCCCGCTCAAGCCACCAATTCAAATCCTCGAAGTCCATGTCCATGACTTCGGACGGCTGAACGCCCATAACCTTGGTGACAACCGTTATGCCGGCTTCCCATCCGTCAGGTGCTGTAACAAAAAATCACGGGCTTCCTGGATCAGCACCCCCTGATCCTCTTCACCCATCTCATCAATGAATGCAGGTGCACGGCCGATGAGCTTGGCGCTGAGATCGATGAGCGTGGAGAAGTCCAGGTCCAGCGATCCGTTGCCTTTACCATCCGACGCCACACGCAATGAATAGCCGCGAAGGAACTTCAGCTTTCGGGTGATGGTTACTTCGGCAACCAAATCACTGCCGAATTGAACCGGCTCCTTGAGCGGTACCACTTTTTCCTTTGCCATTTACTTGATCTCCTCGGCCGACATGCCTTCGAATCGAACAGGGATATTCCCCTCACCGGTGTTGCCAGTGCCCTCGGCCGCGTTCCATGCCTCGCGCAACACGATGACTTTGCTGTTCGCCAGTTCCAGGGTGATGGTGGCATCCTTGATGCCCATCAGCGCCTCAA